ACTGCTTTTCAATAGAGGGACACAACATCTAGCAAAACTTTCGGGGGGGAGTGATGCTTGCAGAAATTGCAATGGCCAACGCCGCGTTTTCGGTAATCAAAACGGCGGTGCAGAATGGCCGGGAACTAGCTCAGTGCGGTAAATCTATCAGTGATTTCTTAACTGCCGAGGATAGCCTTAAAGAAAAAGCTGACAGTGACAAGAAATCTATTTTTAAAAAAGTCATGGGTAAGGACACCGCCGACTTTGAAAGTTTCCTAGCTCTCGATCAGATCAAAGAACAGCGCCGTCAGCTTGAATCTCATATGCGTCTGTACGGAAGACCCGGCCTCTACGATAGCTGGGTTGAGTATCAGGGGCAGGCTAGGAAGGCTAGGAAAGAGGCTGAGAGACAGCGGAAGAAGGAGAGAGAGGAGCTTGTAGAAGCCATCTCAATCTTCGCCGGAGTTATGATTATTTTAGGTCTGGCGGTAGGCGGCGGCTACCTTTTCTACATCTACAAAATGTGAGGCTTTCATGGCAGGCAAGACTAAGGCTGAGAAGATCGCCGCTGGTAAGAAACGTCACGGCTTTACCGCAGTAAATAAGCCACGGCGAGGCGGACCCAAGAAGTTTGAGGTTCTGGCGGTAGAGGGTGACAGCGTTAAGTATATCACCTTTGGCGATCCAAAGATGGAGATCCGCAAAGATAATCCCGCAGCCCGTAAATCGTTCAGAGCTAGGCACAAGTGTGACACGGCTACTAGCAAATTAACGGCCAGATATTGGTCCTGCAAGAAATGGTGATCTAATGGCTGCTAAGAAGAAAACAAAGAAGGATGCCTGTTACGAGAAAGTAACGAAGGCAATGCCGCAAAACTCTGCATATCGGAGCGGTCACATAGTTAAGTGCCGCAAAGTTGGCGCTAAGAATTACAACATAGGCGGCAAAAAAAGTGGCAGCAAAAAAAAGTAGTACCAGCGGTGGCCTAAAGAAGTGGTTCGGACAGAACGGCGGTAAGGGCTGGGTTAACTGTAAGACAGGTGGCCCCTGTGGACGTAAGTCTAAGAAGAGTGGTGGCTCCTACCCCGCCTGTAGGCCCACTATGGCTCAGTGCAAATCCAAAGCTGGGAAAGCCGCCACAGCAAAGAAAACTTCTTCCAAGAAGGTAAATTGGAAACCTAAGAGGAAGAAAGCATGAGCGAAGATCGCCTTACCCGAATTGAGGATAAGTTGGACGCACTCTCAAACGCAGTCATTACTCTCGCCCGAATGGAGGAGCGCATGATTACTGTGTTTAAGCGTATGGACAATATCGATGACCAACAGAAAGCAATGTGGGATCGCATCGTTAAGCTAGATCAGCTTACTGCGTCCAGAGGCCATAAGCTTCAATTCTTTGAACGGATCTGGTGGATCGTATTCACAGCATCAATAGGCGCTGGGTTTGTATATATGAGGACGATGGGATGAAGACTGAAAAAGAATATACCGAAAAGCAGTTGATGTTCCTAGACGCCCTTATGTCTGAGGAGTGCAAAGGTAATATTAAGAAGGCCATGCAGGCCGCTGGCTATGCGGACAACACCTCTAGCACTGTAGTTGTATCCGCCCTGAAGGATGAGATTAACGACAGAGCCGCTATGGTGATGGCTATGAATAGCACCAAGGCAGCTTGGGGTATGGTAGACGTATTAGACGATCCCGGTGCTATGGGCGCTCGTAACTCTATCTCTGCGGCTTCCCAGATACTGGACCGCACAGGCCTCATTAAGAAAGAGCAAGTAGAAGTTAAGAATACAGGCGGGGCGATGTTTATATTGCCACCGAAGAGCGACGATTGAGCATTTGGTTAGATAAGACCAGACCTAATAAGACCGCTAAGATACCATACGCATACAAGGAATCTGACCACGATCCCTTAGTTTTAGTAGCTGACGAAGATAAAGCTACAATGGTAGAAGAGGCCTTAGACTATCTGGAAGATGGACACTCCACCCGGAAGACGGCTGAGTGGCTGACATCCAAAACTGGTGACAGGATTACGCATCAGGGTCTGATACATATATGGAAGGCCCGTAGAGGCCCAGACAGTGAGAAGCCGTCTAAACGTCTGAAGCAGCTTGCCAAAGAAAACCGTAAGCGTAAGCCTAAGACAAAGGCTGAGAAGACACTCGCCACCGCCAAGCGTAAGCAGACAGATGCCAAACGCAGACTGACGATGGCTAAGAAGGCTTTAAATGAGCTACAGCCCGCTAAGGAGCTAGATACATCTAACTTAGACTTCTCAATAATAGAGAGCGAGAAGCAGAAGCAGGAAGTTGTATTTGCACCCAACGAGGGACCACAGACAGAGTTCCTAGCGGCCAGCGAAAGAGAAGTACTTTATGGGGGCGCAGCCGGAGGGGGAAAATCTTTTGGGCTTCTTGCAGACCCTATGCGTTACTTTAGTAACCCTAATTTTAATGGCTTAATACTGCGTCGAACCAACGATGAACTAAGAGAACTAATTTGGAAATCACAAGAGTTATACCCCAAAGCATTTCAAGGGGCTAAGTGGGCAGAGAAGAAGTCACAGTGGACGTTTCCTAGCGGGGCCAAACTCTGGTTAACCTACCTAGAGAGAGATCAGGATGTTTTACGCTATCAAGGGCAGGCCTTTAGTTATGTAGCATTCGATGAGTTAACTCAGTATCCTACTGATTTTGCTTGGAATTATATGAGATCTCGACTTCGTACAACCGACCCTACCCTGCCAATATACATGAGAGCGACCACAAACCCCGGCGGCAGCGGCCATGGATGGGTTAAGCGCACTTTTATTGACCCGGCTCCAGCTAATACAAAGTTTGTAGCAAGGGACTTAGAGAGCGGCGAGGACATGGTCTACCCTGACGGCCATGAGAAGGCTGGGGAGCCACTGTTCTACAGGCGCTTCATACCCGCCAGCCTCAAGGATAATCCCTACCTGATGGACGGCGGTCAGTACGAGGCTAACTTGCTGTCGCTCCCTGAGATGCAACGTAGGCAGTTACTTGAAGGAGATTGGGCAGTTGCAGATGGTGCGGCGTTTTCAGAGTTTAGGTCATCAGTACACGTTATTGAGCCGTATGATATACCGACTGATTGGCGCAGGTTTCGTTCATGTGACTACGGATATAGCTCTTATAGTGCTGTTCACTGGTTTGCTATTGATCCAAGCTACGGGACACTAGTCAATTACCGGGAATTATACCTGAGTAAGCACACAGGTCGAGACCTAGCTAAGGCAGTTATAGAAGCCGAAGGCAGTGAGCGTATTGACTACGGCGTACTGGACTCCAGTTGCTGGCATAATCGCGGTCAGCTAGGTCCATCCATAGCCGAAGAGATGATTTCACAGGGTACACGATGGCGTCCTAGCGACAGAACTAACGGCGCACGGGTAGCTGGCAAGAACCGCTTCCACGAAGTTCTTAAAATAGACGAAGATACAGGACTACCGGGCATCCAGTTCTTCAATACTTGCAGACAGATAATTGCAGACCTGCCCGTCATACCAGCGGACCCTAGAGGTTCGGATGACATCGACCCACGCTATGCCTCAGACCACGCATACGACAGTGTAAGATACGCAGTTATGAGCCGACCCAAGGCATTCAGCCCCTTTGATATGGGCCAAGGCATTCCACAACAAGTCTGGCGACCCGCAGACACAACATTTGGATACTAAATATGGCATTGATGGAAAAACCACTACCAGAAGACGTAACAGATACGGATATTGCAGTACCCCTCGAAGAAGATGGTGATGTAGAGCAAGAAAATATCAATTTTTCTGGTGCAGTGGCCTTTGTAGACAGCCAATATACCCGTGCTAAGGACGCACGTTACGCCGACGAAGAGCGTTGGCTGGACTCCTACCGAAATTATCGAGGTATTTACTCCAGCGAAGTACAATTTACCGATACAGAGAAGTCAAAAGCCTTTATTAAGGTCACTAAGACTAAAGTTTTAGCCGCTTACGCGCAAGTTGTAGACGTATTGTTTGCTGGATCAAAGTTTCCTATCGGTATTGAGTCCCGTCAGTTCCCTAATAACATTGCTGAGTCCGTATCCTACGATCCAAACGCCCTAACCGACGAAAAAATCAAAGAAAAAACAGATGTAGACTATAAAGTTCCAACTTCCATTGCCCGTCCCGACATTGCCAAGGAACTAGGCCTGTTTAAGGACAACCTAGAACCAGTAAAAGACGAATTGGAGCTAGGAAGTAAGACAACACCGGGTTCCATCACCTATGAGCCAGCAAAACGCGCCGCTCAGAAGATGGAAAAGCTAATGCACGATCAGTTGGAAGAGACTGACGCGCCAAAGCACCTACGATCAGTAGCATTCGAGACCACACTCTTCGGTACAGGTGTATTTAAGGGTCCATTTGCTATGGATAAAGAATATCCGCGCTGGGATGAGGAAGGTAACTACGATCCACTGTTTGAAACCATCCCTAAGATGGAATACGTCAGCATTTGGGACTTTTACCCTGACCCAGACGCTCGTAATATGTCTGAGGCCGAGTTTACTGTACAGAGACACCGCCTAAACCGTACGCAAATGCGTACGCTAAAGAAACGGCCACATTTCCGCGCTGAGAGTATTGAATTAGCCTTAGAATACGGCGCAGACTACCAGAGAGAGTACTGGGAGGATGCATTAGAGGACGATACGGTAGCATCTTCTATGGATCGCTACGAAGTACTCGAATATTGGGGCATATTAGACTCAGAATTGGCTGAAGAAGCCGACATTGAGATACCTAAAGAATTAGAGGATCAGGACGAAATTCAGGTCAATATCTGGGTATCTAACGGCCAAATCCTTCGTTTAGTGCTAAATCCGTTCACACCTACCCGCATTCCTTACTTAGCAGTGCCATATGAGCTTAATCCCTATAGCTTTTTCGGCATTGGCGTAGCAGAGAATATGCTTGATACTCAATTGCTGATGAATGGCTTCATGCGTATGGCGGTGGATAATGGCGCACTGTCCGGCAACCTATTAATTGAGATCGATGAGACAAACTTAGTACCGGGGCAGGATATGTCTGTGTACCCCGGCAAGGTGTTTAGGCGTCAGTCAGGTCAACCGGGTACTGCGATTAATGGCACTAAGTTCCCTAACGTAAGCCAAGAGCTTCTGATGATGTTTGACAAGAGCCGACAGCTTGCAGACGAAGCAACAGGTATCCCATCATACAGTCACGGTTCAGGAGCCGTTGGCGGTGTAGGCAGGACTGCTTCGGGTATGTCTATGCTCATGGGCGCAGCCGCTCAAAACATTAAGGCCGTTGTCCGAAATATTGATGACTATTTACTAGCTCCGCTTGGCCGCAGTCTGTTCAGTTTCAATATGCAATTTAATTTTGACAAAGAGTTTATTGGCGACCTCGACGTTAAGGCACGGGGTACTGAGAGCCTCATGCGTAATGAAGTTCGTAGCCAGAGACTTCTACAATTCATGCAGATGACGGCTAACCCTGCGATGCAGCCGTTTGTTAAGTATGATTACATCTTGCGTGAGTTGGCTTCCAGTATGGACCTCGACGAAGATAAGATCCTAAACGATCCGCGCGAGGCGGCTATCCAACAGAAGATGATGGCCGAGATACAGGCACTCATGCCACAGCCGCCAGTACCACCACAGGGAGCGGCCCCTCAAGGTGGACCTCCCTCAGTACAAGACCCGACAGGAAACGGTGGTGGCAACGTAGCCCCCGGCCAAGCACCTGAACCGGACGCAGCGGGTTTCACAGGCGGCGGAGGCGGAGCCAATGGCGGTAATGCACCTCAACCTCAGCAACCACCTCAAGGTCAAGTTCAGTAATGGATAAACATTTTTGCAGGGAGCTTCTTCCCCTAGTCAACGACAGAGAACAGTACTCCTCATTAAAGGACTACGCAAAGGCCCGTATACTACATTACCACGGTCTGCTTGAGACTACTAAGGATCACCAGCGGGTATTAGAAATTCAGGGAGCTATAGCGGAATTAAAACGCATAGATACTCTGAGAGATGAAGTCACTAAGGGAGCCGAATAATGGGTCTGTACGAGTTTATGTTTGGTGGTGATGAAGAAGTCGTTGATACACCAACCACCCCAGAGCCAGAAACTTTTCAGGGCGGTACGGCAGAGCAATGGCAAGAATATTCTAAAGATATAGCCGTGACTATGCCAGAGATTACTTGGAAAGACGTAGGCAACGTAGCCTTAGACTTCACCCCTATCATAGGAGACATCAAGGGCGGCTATGAGACCGTCCAGATGATTGGTGAGGAGCTATCTAAGGAAAACCCTAACTACTATCTAATCGGCGCTATGGGCGGCTTAGGGGCCGCTGCCACGATCATTGGGTTAGTGCCGGGTGCTGGTGACGCAGCCGCCGCAGCTATTAGATCAGGTGCGCGGATGATGGCGGATCGTGCTACTAAAGTAGTAGACTCTATGCCCGTTTATGATCCAACTACTCTAGGTTCTATGGGCGGCAATATGTTCCCAGATAGAAAGCCTGTTAATAAAGCCAATAAAAGTGAATTGGACCCTGCCGGACTTTCGGGAACTAGGCTTCCTGATTACGCAGATCAAATCCCTAAAGATAATGTCGCAAGTGGCAACTTAATAGATAAAAAACCGTTAACTGTTGAAGAGTTACAGGAAAATAAAGCCGTACTTATTCCCGCACAAGGTGACCGTGCCGCTACAGATGAAATTTTATACGGTTTAGACGGCATTGAGTTTGATAACCCAGTAGATCTAGATGGTGGTAGGGGATTCATGCGTAATCCTTATACAGGATTATGGGCTTCTGACGATAAAGTCGCTGGAAAAGTAGTACAATTATCTGACAAAATAGCAGATGAGGGCAATACTCCTTATGTAACCTATGCCTCTATGGCAGGCCAGTCTGGCGATTTTAACACTATGATGAGTGATACTGTCATGGAGTTAATTAATAAGTCGGAGATTAAACCACAGAAAGCTGCGGAGTATGATAAATGGGTTAAAGAAAATGTAGACCCTAATTGGCCCGG